TTCAAAGAACCGAAATGGCGGGGGTCCGAACATGCCTCGTTTCAGATCAAATGCTCTTTCAACTTCCGACGCCAACAATGATGGTTGCACTTTGCTCACTGGTGTCGTTCTCGCATGCCAAAAACCTACGATGTCGACCTCGTCAGGCGCTGGGACAAAGTTTAGGCTGTGTCTCGGATGGACTGCACCTCTCTCAACCTGAGGAATGTTATCGACGGTGCACATTTCCAACTTGGTGGGCCCACAAAAAACTTCTCCTCTTGCTAGCATCTTCTCCTTCGCTTCAACAAATTCTCGATGTAGTACCGTTTCCAAACCGCATTTATCGTAGGGATCGCCGCGTGCCATCCGCATCACGTGAAAGCCGATGATGGCTCTCTCCTTTCCTGCGCAACTCAACATTGGACTGCCGCAACTTCCGGCCGTAGTCGTTCCTGTGGCGACGTTATACATCTGGCGCTTTCCTTTTACAAATGCGCCTGGCCAATTATACTCCTTCGGCTTATCTATGATGATGTTAGTGGCGTCGACTCTAACGGCGTGTAATGTCACTTCGCCATCATTCCTGTGTACGAGTTGGCAATATCTCGTCCCTTTGGGCTCCTGTTCCGGGAGAAGCATACTCACGTCTTTTACCAGACCCAAATCAGGCAAATTTAACAACACCATGTCTTTCACTCCGATGGGAGATATGGCATCACGATGCAGCTGAGTCACGGGTCTCTGCTGTGCTCCATGTCGCCAAACTTGCACATCATAAACCTCGTGATCGCCATGGGCGGAAAAAACATGCCTCGGGCACAACCACAATGTGCCCTCTACGCCTACAATGTTCACCGATCGTTTGCCTCTTGAACCATGGACGCAAATTGTGGCAAAATTCTTCTTCACCACTTGGGACATTTGCTGTTGCGTCATTGTCTTGGCTTTGCCAACAGGAGGGATCTCGTTGTCCTCACGCACATATGAATAAGGCGCGTCGGGTTGGGCTTGGGCATCCGGGTAATATTTGCGTTTTATTCTGAGAAACGCCCCAATCAAGACTGCAATGCCGACGACGGGCACCAACGTATCTATGACATCGCCAGCGTATGGTTTCATGGCAGCCCACAATGGTCTGTCAGCATGCATCAAACGACGCGCAGTGGCAATCTTAGCGAGCCAATAATACATCACGGACCACATCAATATCAGGCAAACCCCACATCGCGGTCTGATCACCGCTAAGGAAAGTCCCAATGCGAATCCTGTCAGAAAAGTGGGGTGTAAATAACCCTGAGTGAGCCATCGCATCCGACACCGCGTGTTCCATTGCGTGATGTAACCTACCTTGTAGGACGTGCATGCTTGAACCAATAGATCGCCTAAACGTCCGTCCACGATTAGATGTCGCTCCAGTCCATGAGGAAATCTGTGCACGTTGTCGATCATCCACCATTGGAGATCCT